TTAGTGGTGGAGGAGGAACTGGTGCCGCAGCAACTTGTTCAATTGAAACAACAAGTAGTGGTGTTCTTAAATTTGTGATTACTGATGGTGGAGTTGGATATGGAACTGCACCTATTGTAACAGTTTCTGCACCAGGACAACTTGCAATTAATGGAGTTGGACAAACTGCCGTAGGAATTTCATCAATTGGATTTGTTGGTTCAAATTCTGTCGTAAAATCAATTTATGTTTCTAATCCTGGATTTGGATATACTACAGCACCAACTGTTACCATTGCAAATCCAGAATCACTTACCGGAATCGGAACATACTTATTTAATGAAGTTATAGTAGGGTCCAGATCAAAAACAAGAGCCAGAGTTAAGGATTGGGATAAGGATACTAATACTCTTAAGATTTCAAATGTTGGAATTGGTGCCACTCAACTTGGATTTTTTCCAGGAGAAACTATTACCGGAACAGAATCGGGAGCACTATATACAGTCGAAACTTTTGATCAAATGGATACATATAATAAATATAGTCAAAATGATGAGATTGAAGAAGAAGCAGATCTCATTTTAGATTTTACAGAATCAAATCCTTTTGGTGGATACTAATGTTAGGAACTTATTACTATCACGAAATTATAAGAAAGACTATTATATCTTTTGGAACTTTATTTAATCAAATACATCTTCGTCACACCGATAAAGATAATAATAATATCAGTGATATGAGAGTTCCCATTACCTATGGTCCAAAACAAAAGTTTTTAGCAAGAATTTTACAACAACCAGAATTAAACAAGGCAACTCAAATTTCATTACCAAGAATGACCTTTGAGATGAATTCAATTTCGTATGATCCAACAAGAAAGTCAAGTATAGTTCAAACTTTTAGAACTACTGATGCAGGAGATAATATTAAAAAAGTTTTTATGCCAGTTCCATATAATATTGGATTTGAACTTAATATTCTATGCAAATTGAATGATGATGCTCTACAAATTATAGAGCAGATTTTACCTTATTTTCAACCGGCATTTAATGTGACCGTTGATTTGGTGGAATCTATTGGAGAAAAAAGAGATATTCCGATGGTTTTAGATAGTATTACTTTTAAGGACGACTATGAAGGAGATTTTTTAACAAGAAGAGCATTAATTTACACTTTGACCTTTACGGCAAAAACTTATATGTTTGGTCCTATCGCAGAAAGTTCCGAAGGTCTCATCAGAAAGGTTCAGGTTGATCAATATACAGGAACCGATACAGCAACTGCAAGAAGAGAGATGAGATATACCGTCACCCCAGATCCATATAATGCAGACCCAGATGATGATTTTGGATTTAGTGAAACTACAGAATTTTTTACAGACAGTAAAGTTTATAGTCCAACTCAAGGAATTGATATTTAATACAAAATGAAAAATAATTATGAAGATTTGGATAAAGCACTGAATATTGAAAGTAATATCGTTGAGGTAAAACCTTCAACCTCTCATATTGACATTATTCCAAAACAAGTTAATGATATTCAAAAAGATTATGAATATACGAGAGTAAATTTATATTCATTAATTGAAAAAGGTCAGGAAGCAATTAATGGAATTATGGAACTTGCCGGAGAAGGGGGCAGTCCAAGAGCATATGAAGTGGCAGGACAACTTATTAAAAGTGTTGCGGACACAACAGATAAACTAATAGATTTACAGAAAAAATTAAAAGACGTTCAGGAAGATAATACAAAAATTTCTAATAATGTTACGAACAACGCAGTGTTTGTTGGATCCACTTCGGAGTTGTCAAAACTACTTAAACAAGGTTTTCTAAATAGTAAAGAATAAAACATATTTTATAAATGGGTTCTCTTCGCAAATGGTTTAAAGGATCAAAATCCGAAGATGGAAAGTCTGGTTGGGTTAATGTTGTAACTGGCGGAACCTGCGCGAGTGATGAACCCGGTGAAGGAACACCAAAGTGTGTTTCATCCGAAAAAAGGGCAAGTATGACAAAAGCAGAAAGACTTTCTGCCGCAAGAAGAAAGAAAGCAGCGGACCCAGGACAACAATCAAAATCAGGTGCCGCAACCCCGACTTATGTTTCCACAGATAAACCAGAAATGAACGAACAAGCAGATAAACCAGGTAAAGGTAGTGGCACAAAAGATGCTTGTTATACAAAAGTAAAATCCAGATATAGTGTTTGGCCAAGTGCCTATGCTTCTGGGGCACTTGTAAAGTGTCGTAAGGTTGGTGCGGCAAACTGGGGTAACAAAACCGAAGGAGCAAGTTTTAATATCAAGCACACCTCCGCAGATACAAGAAAAGCAATAAGAGATGATAAGTTACTAAAAAGATTTCAATCTGGTCAAGAGGGATCAAAGATTGCCGGACAAAAACTGGGTGG